TTACAGGCCCCCTTTGCCCCTTACGGACACTATTTCCCCATGTTCAACCAGGACAACGACGCCGCCTCCACCCTGCAAAATGCTCTCCCTGGAGCCTTCATAATTTTTGACTTCAATTATCGCATTTCCACTTCTTAGCACCCCGATTGCCATTCGGAAAAAACCGCAGGCGAGGGCGCGACGGGTTTTGGCTGATTTCCCGGAGCAAAACATAATCTGCATATTTTCTCCTGATTGCTACAAGGCGAGATTAAGCTGATCCCTGCCGTAATGCGATGCAGGAAAGGCATCAGAAGGAATGAAGTTATCCGGCAATACTTCACGTGGGCCGCGCTTAGTGACCAGCTTTTCAACGCTGTTTAGCGTGGTGAAAGTGATGCTGCACTCAAAGTTCTGGCACTGATGATAATGCCGAACGGTGGTGTTACTCAATGGACGACTGGTGCGCGTCTTAGCAACGGCACCACAGATAGGACACTTGAACATGATGGCCTCCCGGGCGGGAGTTGAACTCACTATTATTATGGCTGCTATGACTCCGTTTCTGCAATCCATTCGGGTATTTTCGCTTCAAGCTCCAGTTGCGTTTTAAATCCGCCGTCGTCGATCGAATGCGTGGCCTTCGCAATTATCCAGTCCTGATTATTAATATCCGTCTTAAATCCCGATACCGTTCCGTGCATTTCCGGGTACAGATCTGCGCGGCCATAAGCGAGCGTCATGGAGAACTCAGCGGCACCGCGTTTAAGCTGTTGCCACTTTGCAGCAGCGGCACGTTGAGCGGCAGTCTCACTGCTGTACGTTGTCCGCAGCACAAAAACGTTGCCGTCTTCACCGGCAATATAATCCCCTTCCCTGGCGCTACTGCGCGGCTTCTTCTCGGTTTTCTTCTTGCGGGTTTTAACGGTGACTTTTTTCTTTTTGCCGAACTCCAGATCCAGCCAGTACGCCTGCACGCCGGTATAGGCGTCACGGTCTGCGATACGGAACGAATGCCGGTCACCGCTGGATCGGGTGATCGCAAACTCCGGCAAGGCTTTGCCGTTCGCGCTGACGCCACCACCCGGCAGGATAAACAGGAGACTGCCGTTTTTAATGGTGGCAATAGCCCCCAGCAGGTCGGCCATCCTCGTCAGAAATGACATATCGCTTTCCTGGGTCTGGTCGGCGTGGTCAATCTCGGCGCTCATCAGCTGCTCGGAAATCACCGGCGTCAGTTTGTAACGCCTGGCGATGGCTGACACGATGCGCTCAACCGTCACGTCATGCCATGACACCTCGCGCTTGACGTTGAACTCGTCCCGAAAATCTGCACTGCGGGCGGTGATCTCCAGCCTGTCCGGCGGCCCCGAATGGGCGACCTCGTCAACGGTGTAAACCCCTTTGTAAACCAGAGGTTCACCCTGCCACCCCATCGACACCGACAGTTCAGCGCCGCGCGGCGGCAGCTCGATCAGTCCGTCGCTGTCGTCGATAGCAATGGTCAGCTCGTCGGCCTCAAAGCCGCGGTTGTCGGTCAGCTCCAGTGAAATGATGCGCGGGTCAAGCTGAGTCAGTGCCTTGCCGCCCATCAGGATGCTGAAGGCCGGTACGCGCGACAGTTCGGACTGGTAGTCCTGGAATCGTTGCGCCCCTTCATCCAGCAGCGCTTTTGCTTTGTCGATTGTGCCTGTCGTCAATGCCATATGTTTTCCCCCGCCGCTGATGGTTTCATGCGCGCGCGATACTGGCGATGGCTTTTTGTTGTGACAGACCGGTCACAACCCTGATGGCACGACAGCGGCCCGCCATCCCGGCGATGATGACCGCGAACTCACTCAACATGATGGCGGTAGAGTATGACCGACAACTTTTTTCACGGGGCGCGCGTCAAGGAAAATACCGATCTCCAGACCGCGATCAATGACATTGATTCAACGGTCATTGGTCTGGTTGCGGTAGCTGAAGACGCCGACCCTCTCACTTTTCCACTTAACACCCCGGTGCTTGTGACGCGTGTTATCAGCGTGCTCGGCAAGGCGGGTAAAACTGGCTCTCTGTATAAATCGCTGAAAGCTATTTCCGACCAGGTCAGCACCCGTGTGATTGTCGTGCGCGTTGCTGAGGCTAAGGTCGGGGAAGATGAGCCGACGCAGTCACAGCTGATTATCGGCGGCACGCAGGCAGACGGCAGCTACACCGGTATGTTTGCCTTTCTGACGGCGGAGCAGAAAACCGGGTATCGTCCGCGTATTCTCGGCGTGCCGGAGTACGACACTGCCGAAGTGACCGCGCAGTTGCGGGTTATCGCGAAGCAGTTGCGGGCGTTCTCTTACAGCTACTGCGACGGCTGTGACACCATTGCGGAAGCGAAGACTTACCGCGAGACGTTTGCGGAGCGTGAAGGGATGCTAATTTGGCCTAACTTCATCGCATACAACCCAGCGACCGGCGCCAATGAAGAGTTTCCCGCCGTTGCGTATGCGCTGGGTCTTCGCGCCCTAATCGATAACGAGCAGGGCTGGCATAAATCGCTGTCTAATGTGCCGGTGAAGAACGTGCTGGGGATTGCGAAGGATGTGTTCTGGGCGCTTCAGGCGGAAGACTCCGACGCCAACGAGTTGAACGCCAACGAGATCACCACGCTGATCAAGCGCGACGGCTTCCGTTTCTGGGGCAACCGCACCACCGACACCGAAGAGTTTATTTTCGAGGTGTACACGCGAACCGCGCAGATCCTGGCAGACAGTATCGCAGAAGCGCAGTTCACCACCGTGGATACCCCGCTGACTCCCGCGAACGTGAAAGACGTAGTGAGCGGGATTAACGCCAAACTTCAGGCGCTGGTCACGGCGGGCAAGCTCATTGGCGCGGCCTGCTGGTTTGATATTGTCGATAACCCAACAGTAGGCCTGCGCCAGGGTAAAGCTATCGTGCGCTACAACTACAGCCCGGTGCCACCGCTGGAAGACCTGACGATGATCCAGACATTCACCGATCAGTATTACGAATCCGCTTTTGCATCTCTGGGAGGTGAATAGTGGCTATTCCTAAAAAACTCCGGCTGTTTACCCTCTTTGTTGACGGGGAAAACTTCATCGGAAAAGTACCAAGCGTCACGTTGCCGAAGCTGACCCGCAAGACCGAAGACTATCAGGGCGGCGGTATGGTGGGCGCGGTGGCGGTAGATCTGGGGCTGGATTCCGGGGCGCTGGATGCGTCGATGGTGGTCGGCGGTGTGGTCGAGTCGCTGATCCTGAAATATGGCGGCGATATTGACGAAGTGCGCCTGCGTTTTGTTGGTGAGATTTACAGCGGCGGTACCAGCTCATTGCTGGAAGTTGAGATGCGTGGCCGCATTACCGAAATCGATCCGGGTGATGCGAAACAGGGTGATGACACCAACCACACTTACGCGATCAAAAATACCTACTACAAAGAGTCGGTAGACGATAAACCGCTGCTGGAAATCGACCTGCTGAACTTTATCTACAAGCGCAACGGGCAGGATCTCTACCCGGATCGCATCATGTCGGCGCTGGGTCTCGGCAGCTGATAACCCTTTTCACTCACCTTTAAGGCGGTCTGCTGGCCGCCCGGAGAAAATGCTATGTCCGTTATTCTCAGTAAGCCGGTTAAGCGCGGCGATCAGGAAATTATCACCATAACTATCACCGACACCATCAAACAAGCTGGCTCCCTGCGCGGCCTGCGTCTGGTAGACGTGCTGAACTTCGATTTTGATGCGGTTTCCACCCTATTGACGCGCACCACCAGTCCGCAGCTGACCAGTACCGAAATTGCCACGCTGGCAACCGGTGACTTCACCGCGCTGTGCGAAGAGATTACGCCTTTTTTGACGAAACCGGCGCCGTCCGTACCGAGCGTGGTGGAGACGGAGAGCGAATAAGAGAGGCGGTATTTTCTGAGGTCGACGATCTGATCGCCGACGTCGCAGTTGTATTTCACTGGCCGCCCTCCGAGATGTACGGCATGGAGCTACGCGAGCTGATAGCCTGGCGCGAGAAGGCGGCCATCAGAAGCGGCAACCATGAACAGGAGGATGACAGCGATGGATCTTAGTATTCGCGTTGCGTTCAGTGCAATTGACAAGCTCACCCGCCCGGTCAGCGCCGCCAGTAAAGCTATTGGCGGCCTTTCTGACTCCCTCAAAAAAACACAGTCTTCCATTAAAGACCTGGAGAAAGGTGCAGCGTCTTTCGACAAGTTACGCTCGCAAGCTAACGACACAGCTCTGAAACTCCGGAGCACTCAGCGCGCCTTTGACGGTCTCAACCAGAAGCAGCGCGAAGGTGGGCAGCTTACCGAGGCTCAGGCGGCACGTCTTGAAACGCTGCGCAACAAACTCTCACGCCTGACGGATACCTACAACAAGCAGTCTACCCAACTACGCTCTGCCGGGCAGGCGGTGCGCCAGCATGGCGTTAACCTCACCGCCGGTAGTGGTGCGGTGCAATCTGCCATCCGGCGAACTGAGCAATACAGCCAGGCGCTTGAGCGTGAACGGCAGCGCCTGGCTGCGGTAACGCGCGCGCAGGCAAGCTACGAGAAGGCAAAAGAAACCGGCGCGAAACTGCGCGGCGGCGGCACGATGGCAGTAGCTGGCGCGGCGGTAGCTGGATACGCAAGCGGTAGATTTCTGTCGCCTGCCGTCGGCTTCGATACCGACATGTCGCGGGTAATGGCGCTGACCCGCATGGACAAAGGCGATAGCCGGTTTACAGTTCTGCGAGAACAGGCCAAAAAATTAGGTGCCGAAACGGCATTTTCAAGCAGTGATGCGGCGCAGGGGCAAGCATTCCTCGCGATGGCCGGCTTTACGCCTGAGGCCATTCAGGCCGCGTTACCCGGCGTCCTGGATACAGCTATTGCCGGCGGCGCGTTGAGCGGTGATATCTCTCTTGGTGAGACTGCCGACATTGGCGCCAGTGTGCTCAAGCAGTTTGGCTTGCAGGCAACGGATATGGGGCGTGTTGGTGACGTACTGGCTGGCACATTTACCCGTTCCAGCACAAACTTGCGCGCACTCGGCGACACCATGAAGTATACCGGGCCAGTTGCTGCCGCTCTGGGTATCAGTCTGGAAGAAGCGGCGGCGATGGCTGGTGTTCTCGCTAATAACGGGTTGCGTGGCAGCGATGCGGGAACAGCTATGCGCGCCTCTCTTACCCGACTGTCGGCACCAACCGGCGCGGCTGCGAAAGCCCTCAAAGAGCTTGGGGTGAGCATCGCAGACAGTCGCGGCAAGTTGCGACCTGTCGAGCAAATCCTCGGCGACCTGTATAAAGCCACGAAAAAGTACGGTGACACCGATCAAATTAGCTTCTTCAAGGATATCGCTGGCGAAGAGGCGATGGTCGGATTGCAGACGCTCGTCAAATCCGTAGGGAGTGGTGATCTCCAGAGGCTCATTGCTGAGCTGAAAAAAGCGCAGGGAGAGTCCGCGTCCACAGCTAAAAAAATGTCAGATAACCTCGGTGGAGATATTTCTAACCTCAGCAGCGCCTGGGAAGGGCTGCAGATCCAGATCTCCGATACCGTTAATGGCCCGCTGCGCAGCCTGGTGCAATGGCTTGATGAGACGATTTCGCGCGTAACAGTCTGGGTTAAGGCTAATCCCCGACTTGCACAAACGTTCTTGCTTATTGGGGGTGGAGTGCTGGCTCTCACTGCCGCGCTTGGCACGGCCTCTCTTGCGGCGGGCATTCTGATTGGGCCGCTGGCGAAACTGCAACTCGGTTTCATGGTGCTAACCGGTGGTCGCGGCATTCTCGGCACTGTTGCCGCATTTCGCACCCTGGGTACTGCCGCTGGCCCGGTAATGGCAAGCATGCGCGGCTGGCCCGTCGTTATATCGGGTATCACATCCGGTTTCGGGAGGATCTCCGCCATCATGCCCGCGATTCGGGCCGGGTTAATGGGTGCGTTTCTGGCTCCGGGTGCGGTGCTGGCATCTCTTGGTAAAAGTCTTGGCATGTTGTTATTGAGGCTGACCGGCCTCCCTGCACTCTGGGGAATGATCACTGGTGCGGTATCCGTTCTGGGTGGGGCGCTGTCATTCCTGCTGAGTCCGATCGGGCTGATTGGTGCAGCGTTTGTCGCGGCGGGACTACTTATCTGGCGCTACCTGGAGCCCATCAAGGCATTTTTCTCCGGGTTCTTTGCTGGCGTATGGCAGGCATTGACACCGCTCAGGAGCGCGTTTTCTGCACTGGTGCCCGTCTTCTCCGCGATGGGTAGCGGCATCAAGGCTATCTGGGAGTGGTTCAAAAACCTGTTAACCCCAATGCAGACCAGCAAAGACACGCTGGATAAATGCGCCTCGGCCGGTGAAACCTTCGGGCGGGTGATGGGTACCGCACTTAGCGTCCTCCTGTGGCCGCTTCAGCAGTTAATGAACGGTGTCAGCTGGCTTCTTGAAAAACTGGATCTTATTCCAGACGGAATCGAAAGAGCCAGGCAGCAGGCAGACAAAGCCCAGCAAGCGCTTGAGGCATCAGCGACCGCGCTGGCCGGTCATCAGCTTCCCCTTGGTCAGGCTACCGTGTCCGGGACTGGTGGTACTAAGCCGCCGGTGATAACCGGTGATAACGGCACACTGCGGCGCCTGAATAACATCGCGGATAACACAAAAGCGACGGCAAACAACACGAAGAAGATCGGCCCCGGCGACATTGTCTTTAAAAACCTGCCGCGCGCGCTAGCGCTGCGTGGGCCCTATCAGGAAGCGCGGGTTATCCCGCAACCTGTGCCGCGCGTTTCTGCGGCGGCGGCCAGCGGTATTCTGTCGGTACCGACGGCGACGCAAGGGGCAACGTCTGCGCCGGTCGCTACGGCGTCGGGTGCTGCGCCGTTCTTCCAGCTGGTCTTTAACGACGTCGGTAAGCGCTCGGATCAGGAGCTTGAAAAAATGGTTCGCACCGCCGTGCGTGATGCAATGGCCGGCGGGCGCAAAACTAACCGTGGTTCTTTCCGCGATCGTGAGTAAGGAGGTTTTTTATGATGATGGTATTCGGGATGTTTGTTTTTACGTTGCGCACTGTCCCGTATCAGCAGCTTCGGCACTCGCAGGAGTGGCGACACGTTAAAAATGACCGGGTTAATCAGTCGGCAGCCTGGCAGTATATCGGGCCGGGTGACGATACGATCACCCTTGATGGTGTGCTCTATCCTGAAATCACCGGCGGTCGGTGGTCGCTGTCGGCGCTGGAGGCAATTGGCTTTGCCGGTCGCCCCTGGCCACTGATTGAAGGCGACGGGCAGATTTACGGAATGTACATCATGACGCGCCTGGAGCGGGGAAAAACGGAGTTTGATCGCTACGGCAACCCTAAAAAGATTGAGTTCACTATCACTCTGAGTCGGGCAGATGCGGATTTTCGCGAGAAACTACAGACATCATCGGTCAGTGATGTACTGGATGAGCTGAAAAACAGTGCGGCCAAAGCGATTAACTCGGTGTCAGGTTCCCTCAGCAGCCTGTTCTGACCAGCCCCCCCCCCCCCTGGATACAGGGGTTTTCTTTTAACGTAACCAACGATTAATTATATCTGCTATTCCCTTTTTCTGAGACAGGAAAAAAAATCGCATATACCTGCCAAAAAAGAGAGATTAGCTTTTTTAAAAAACAATCCAGCCAATCAATCAAATGAATGCTAATTCTTACTTACTGGCCAAACGCCAGATAGCTCACCAAATATTAATGATCACGCTATCATTTCTAACCTATCTTTCCCAGACTGCACGCCTCAGGAGGTTCGTATGAAAAAGAAAGCTGCTCTAATAACAATTCATGGAATGGGTAAAACAGAAAAAAATTATGCTGATAGCTTTTTCAATAAAATAAATAAAAAACTTGGAATTCGCTCTGAAAATCTGCACACAGATAAAATCTATTATCAGAAAATTTTACAAGATAACGAGGATTTGGTCTGGGAGAAGACGATGAAACATGTCAGGTGGCTTGACCTGAGGCAATTTATACTCTTCGGATTCGGTGATGCGGCAGGTCTGGAAGCTAAAAAAGAGAACATCAATAGTGTCTATACCCAAGCACAGGCTGAAATAGGCAAAGTACTTCTAAACACGTTTAATCAAATAGAATCAAATGCACCTGTTTTTATTCTTGCTCAATCGCTAGGCTGTCAGGTGGCATCCTGTTACTTCTGGGATGCACAGGAATACCTGAAAGGAAATCAGGTCACCGCAGGAGTTTGGAAGAGCAATAATGATTTAGAATCATATATTAATAACAACATAAAGCTGGAGCCTGACCAAATACAGTTTTTAGCTGGCAACAGATTTAGTTATTTTTACACTACCGGCTGTAACATCCCTATCTTTGTTGCTGCACATGCCACTGATGAAATTTTACCTATAAAACCCAACGGTAGTTTTATCTGGAAAAACTACTATGACAAGGATGATGTTCTCGGGTGGCCCCTCGAAGATCTTTCTGACCAATATAGTTCCGTAGTAAAAGATCACCCAATAAATGCCGGAGACGGCCCTTTCGGATGGATTGGCAAAAGCTGGAATCCAATGTCCCACACTCAGTACTGGGAAGATAATGACGTCATGGATCCGTTAATTGAAGATTTAAAAAAATTCGTGTGATTATATCAAATGCCCCTGAGACAAGGGGCATTTCTCCGATCTCAAATACTGCCGTTTCTAATCACGCCGCAGCACAGTTATTTCTGACGGCACTCGATACTACGCCACCCGCGCCCAGCACATCAGAAGCACATGCGCTTCCACCACGCTGATCGCCTGACCGCTCCCGAGATTCTCTGTTTTACCTGACACGGTATGATTGTGCGCGGGGACAGTCACCGTATGGTTATGGTTTCCCGCCGCATCGGTTTCCCCCAGGTTCGCCGGGTTGAATCGCTGGCTGATATCGCCGCCAATCTCCCACGGATTAACCCGACTCGCCACGCCGCCATGTGTGTGACTGCCGCTCTCTGAGGTTGTCAGTTCCTGCGCCTCTTTATCACTGGTTGTCCCGCTGATGCTGATTTGCGCTGCGGGCAGGTTAACGCGCTGGATAGTGACGCTATCGCTGCCGCCGGTCGCACCGACGTTTGCCCCGTCAGATTTTGCAATGCGGACGGTTTTGTCTTCTCCGGTATACACCCATTCCGACCACGGCCACCGTTCATTCGGATCGATATTTCTGGCGTAAAACTTCACCGTTCCGACGGGGTTTTCATCCTCCCATGCCGCCCGTACCGCTTCCTCCACCGCTTCCTTGATCGCCGCATTCATCGCATTTTTTACCGCTGCGGGTGTCGCCGCTAGTACCTGGCTATCGCTGTCAATCGCATTGCTCAGCCGCACGAATCCTTTTTCATTCAGCGTTGCATCGGGGTGATCACGGGAGCCGGCATGTTCGCCGAGGTGAGTGTCGACATAGTCTTTGGCTTCATTGCCCGCGTTAATCACGTCCTCAACCGTGGCGAGCACAATACCCGGATCAACCACAAGTTCAACGACCTCGGTGCTGCTGACGGCCAGCCAGATCCGGAGAATGGTGAAGCGGCCTGAGCCTTCCGCCAGTGCAGGCTTGTAGGTTTCCGGGACGTTGGCAACGGCCATGCACACACCGGCATCGTCAAACAGGGCCGCTTCCCGGATAGTAAACCCGCCCACCTCCGGCGGGATCACCATTTCAGCGATAATAATGTTTTCCGTGTCCGACAATTTCAGGCTGTTAAGCTGGGTACGGAAACGCTCATTCACCAGAGATGTCTGCTCATCGTCCGGAATTGTCGCGCTGCCACCGCCGTCCCCCACAGACATCTGAGAGAAAACAACTTTATCCCCGTTCACTATCGCGGCAGCAATCTTTTCCCTGCCGGCAACCGTTATCAGTGATTTAAAAATTTTGCTCATCGCGATTAATCCCGCTTTGTCCTGTTTTCACGAGCGACGCTCTCATGACTCAGATAAGCCCAGCCGTCACAGCAGCTTTCACCGCAATCGCAGGGGACGGCATCACCGTGCAGATAGAATTCTTCCTCGGTGATGCCGCTACGTTCGCAGTATCCGGACACAAAATCTCCTTTTGACATCTCAGGCTCAGGCATCTTCTGCACCTGAAAATACCGGCAGCGTTTTGAGATACGCGTACCCCTGGTCGGTAATGCTTTCTGAAGAACCGGAGTCGGGTGTGAATGTGTAGTTCTTCATCGCCCCTGGCGCCATCTCGTCATCATCCGTATCAGTAAAAAATACGCTGAGGTTGATTGACGCAGCATTCCCCCCAAAGCTCTGTATTTTCGCGTACCGGAATACGGTGTCGCCGTTCGACGTCAGAATATGAAACTCACCTTTTAAAGCCATTGTTATGTCTCCAGGGTATATCGCCATTGGGGGTTAGAAAGTGTGACGGCGCTGCCGCCGGTAATCGTAAATAAAAGCTGCTCCTGGAATTTCAGGTCAACCGCAATACCGTGAATACCGACTATGTTCGTCTGGAAAAATGGCATGCCGTTTTTGTTTACAGAACATGAGCCACCGGTAGCGGGTATCTCAAGGGAAACGAAGTATTTCCCGGGTCGACGGTGCGGATACTGGAACGCCGCATCCCGACCGACTACCGTGCCGTTAAGCGGGTGTGCCGCTTCTCTCAGAGCAAAGGAAGACTGTGAACCATCGTCGGTGTACCGGATACGACAGAAGTTGGTTTTTCTCGTCTTCACTGTCCCCAGTTGCTCTTTGTTAGCCAGCCGGATGACGTAGTTGGTCGTGTTCCCCTCAAGCTTACAGCGCTCACCGATATTCAGCGTGCCGGCGGCAGTGGTTTTCACCGCCACAAGGGCCAGTTTCTCTTCCGCCTCAGCATCGTAGCCGGAGTGGTTATCGTTATTTTCGGTGTTGAGATATATCTCCCACCCGGCGCCGATCGTTTCATCCAGCTCAATCGTGGGCTCAGCAGGCCAGCCACGAGCAGGCGTATTAAGCTGCTGGAGAAACCCGTCATTGATATACAGCATCACCGGATCGCCAACCACGTTGACTCGCTGTCCACGGTATTTCAGCAGGTTGAGGTTATTCGTGCCGAGGAAGAACTTACTGATATACCAGGCTGTTGCATGCGCGAACGTAATGCGGGAGTTAAAGCCAGCGCGCATGAACCGCCCGGAGTTCTGCGCGTGAACCCCCGAAATAAACAGGTTCGAGTTACAGACCTCAAGAGCGTATAAATCCGGGTTAGACTGCGCATAAGTTGGCGCGCCACAAATGGAGATGTGCTTCCCAACCGTGACGTTCGGGCAGTCCCAGAAGCACAGGTGACCAATCCCTCCGGCCCCTGTCAGAATATCGCTCAGGGATAATGTGCCGCACTCGCTGAAAATCAGACCGCCTGAAGTTTCCGTGTGTGGGACATAATCCTCAAAGGTCATTTTGAGGTCATAGCACCTGGATATCAGGCCGTAGGTACGGTTATTTTGCGACCATATAGAGTCCCAGTGCCCCAGCCCGGCGCCGGTATTGATAAGGAAGAAGTCGCGACCACAGGATTTGATATTGAGCGCCGCTTTTCCGACGTTCTGGATAGAAGGCAGTACCTTCACCAGGTCTGGCCATTGCGCGGTTACGGCGGAGTAATCTGATTTACCGGTGCTGTAGAGTACGGTGCCGGGATAATTCCCTGCATGCATATCGAAGTCGGGCGCGTTAACCATCGCCTCCAGACGGAGAATATAGTTATCGTTGACCATCGCGGCAATTTCATCATCCGTGAAATTATCGACGTTGAAATCTATCCCGGTATTGTCGACGCGGATGCCAAAGTATGGGTTATTGGCCTGCACAACAAAGAAGCCAGCGCCCATATCAATAGCGCACAGCATATCAATACCAAAACGGTTGCCAGAACCGTCTTTCGGGAGTTTCCAGGCCATATATTCCGGCCAGTTGCCGCAGCGAATATGGTGGCGTTCGGCGATATAGAGCACCCCGACATCCAGCCCTTTAATGATGGACTGTGGGTAGCCAGACTCTGATATTGAGGCCGCAGCCTTCAGGCAGTTTTTAAAGGCAAAATCCTGTGGTGCGGAAGTCTGTTTCAGGCTTTTTGCGCGCGCCCAGGCCATACGAATTTCATTTCCCTCGAAGCGTCGTTTCCACAGGCGCCCCAGCGGGTCACGGATATGTACACAGTCGTCGTCGGGGATGGTCATCACCGCACCGCCGGGCACCTGATCGAAAATGCCCTGGGCACCATCAAGGCGGGTTTCGGCTCCGCCGCACATGATTGAGTTGCCCGCCCCGGTAAAGTTTCGCATCTGCGCATAGGTGGCCTGCCCGATAAGACCGAGGCCACCCACTGAAGCCAGCCCCTGGCGGATCGCAGCGTCAGACGTGTACGCCCAGCCCCCCGCCCCTGTGCCGCCGGTATCTTGTGGCGTGCTGCCTGCTGGTACAGTCTTTGGAAACTCCCCCGTCCAGACCAGGCGGTAAACGCCATACAGGATCTCTTCGCGGGGTGACTCCAGCGTTGCGCCTTCTGCAAACGTCTTTACGGCGCTGACTTTCCCGGCGACTAACTCACTGGACTGGTCAGCCTGATCTTTCAGGTAACGCGTACGATTAGCCAGGCTTTTTAGCGGCCTGTTTGCCACGCCGTCCAGCCCTCCGGAAACGCGCTCGCTTCTGGAAATCAGCTCAATCTCGTCTTCCCACAATGAGGATTCTGGCAGTCTGGTCATGGAGTTACCCGTAGTTAAAATTACCGTCGTGGAAAATCACGCCGTTGTAAATAATGTTGTCTTCAGCCTCATAATCGGCCGGATAAATACTGATAATGTCGCCACTGCACAACGTTGAGCCCGCCCAAATATCTCCCCGAACTTTGGCCGCGATGTTGAGCTGCGCCGGATGCCTGCTGACCGGCTTTGCATCGTCGATCAGGCGGTTCAGTTCGCTCAGTGTTTTTGGCGTCAGCCCGACCTCATTGATGTCCACTTCAAGCCGGAAGGTTCCCGGCGCGTCTCCGACCTCGAACCACTCGGCAAATGTCGCTGAAAACCCCATATCTTCAATGACGCGGCGTACTGCGGCGCGCGTACCCTTACGCCGGTGCAACCAGTACGATTTTTGGATGGCGGCAATTTTTCGCTCTGCCGACCAATTCTTGTCCCACCGGTCAACTGACAGCGCCCAGGCCAGATAGGGCAGTAAATCTACCGGGCAATCCGTTGGCGTCCACAGAGTACGCAGCGCGACGGTGATGGCTGAAAGCCTGACTGTGCCCGCCTCGGTATGCCGGAGCCAGTCCCCGGAAGACGGCGGCAGAAGAGAGTTACTCATCGGTGCCGCCGTTTTCCACGATGTACCCGGTATTGCGCGCGACCTGGGTATTATCGATCTGCAGATCATCCGCCGGGGCGTTGATCACCACGCGCTGCACTCCCTGCACATGCAGTGCCGCCGAAATGGCGGAGCGCACCACGTCACGGCCGATTTTTTTATCAGCACTCGCCAGGAAGGTTTGCAGCGAGGACAGAGCGGCGTTAATGATCGGCTCCGATTCCGGGCCCGGATACAGGTACAGGGTGGCATCAATCGCATATTCAATGATTTCGGCACCCTGTACCGTCACGCGATCGCCCAGCGGGCGCGTGTCTTCATCGTTGACCGCTGCCTGCACCGTCGCGATCAGTTCGGCTGAGGGTGTGCCGTCACCATCACTGGAGAGAATGGCGATCACTACCTCTGCCGGTGACGGACTCGTTGCGCGGACGGCGGCGACCTTGCCGCTGGCGCTGCGGGCGAAATACTCGTAGGCCGCCGACGGTCCGGCCACGCTCATCCCCTCAAATGCGGCCTGCGCGCGCAGACGCAGGGCTTCGTCGCTTTCCATTACCGCGTCGGTGGTATCCGTTGCCGCCGTGATGGTGAGGCGCTCCGTGTCCAGATTGGCCGCGATATTGTCCAGGTCGTCGCCAGTCGAATGGCTCAGCATGCAGGCCGCCGCCCCTTCGTTGATGCGCTGGCGCAACAGCAATTCGCGGTATGCCATCGCCTGAGCAATGATGTTCAGCGGTTCCGACTCCAGCCCCAGCGCAGCGGCAACAGCTGACTGTTGATCATCAGGAAATGCCGCCACCATGACCGATTTCACCTCGGCGAGGATGGTCTCGAAGTCCAGCGCCTCGATAATGGTCGGCGATGGCAGCTGCGACAGGTCAATTGTCGGCATCGGTATTTCCCCTTAACGTCACCACGCGGGTGCTCTTTTCCATCGTTTCAGTGAGCATCCCGGACATCTCGGCGGTCACTGCACCCGTTTTCGAATAAGTCACATTGATCGTGTCCAGCACAATCCGCGGCTCCCAGGCTGCCAGCGCTATCACGGCAGCGCTCATCAGTTGCAGGCGGGTGACGTCGTTTTGCGGGCTGTCGATAAGATCGGGACACAGTGACCCGTAGTTACGGCGCATCAGGCGACTGCCGACCGGCGTCAGCAGAATGTCGTTAACCGACTGCCACACGTGATCTTCATCAGTCAGGGTGCCTGTGCTGGCAGCGTTCATACCGCGATAGCGTTCTGTCATTTTGTGCCCACCGTCCAGTCACCACCGCGCTCAACCTCGCCATGACCGTGATCATCCACCTGCACACCGTTAGAGATGAACTTGCCGCCGGTATGGTTGAAGTTGCCGCGCATTTCTCCGCCTTCAGCGATATCAAGATTTTTCGCTCGCAACAGGTTGGTGCAATCCACCTCCGGCGTATCCAGCGTGATTTTGACTGACGCCTCAACCACTGCCGATTTGATACCCTTTACCTGCAATGCGCCCGCCTCCGCGTCATAGCGAAACGCTGCGCCATCTGGCGCCGTCACCACCATCTCGTTACGCGATGCACCCGGTGCCGGGTTGTCGTCGCTGTACAGACTGCCGCCGATAAAGGCGACGTCAGTGTTGCCGCCCAGACACAGAAACCAGACCTGCTCGCCGATGGATGGTGGCACCCAGACTTTAAACGCCCCGGCCCGCTGCGCGTTCCAGCGTAACCACGCGGTTTCAAGTCCGCCGCTTTGCACGCGAACACGCCATTTGTCCTCGTCGACCTCCGTTACTGTGCCGGTGCGTACGACGTTCTCCAGCAGGCGAAGCAGTTCGACGAAGTCCATCAGCGCACCCCCAGCGAGTCGATCACCTGGCGAGCTATTGCCATGCGATCGGCTTTGCTCAGACCCAGCAGTTCACGGCGCGGGTAGGTTGTCATTGCGCCGCTGTCGTTAACTTTGTCGCGCAGGCCGAACTGATGGACGCGGGCGATGCGGGCGGCAACACCGGAAAAACCCACCTCCACACCGTCAGGTGTAGCGCTGGTTATGAGAAAACGAGCGGTACGCAGGCGGCGGAACATCGGATCGGCTTTCGTTGTATTGCGGCGCGTCTCGTTAAAGTTGATATCGAGATAGCGCTCAATGTCTTCTCTGTAGAACGAGCGAACCGCGCCGCGCTCTTCGTCAAATCCGGTCAGCATACGACCATGACGGCCGCGAGTGGCCCGCCAGTTTCGCAGACGACGGTTTTCACCCTGCCAGACAAAACCGATCCCGGCCTGTGAGCGCAGCACGCGACGGCGGCGGGTCGGGAACTTCGCCCCGTCTGGTGCTTCCTGTCTGCCGATGCGCTGGCTTTGACTCCGGCGCAACATGGTGCCGACGCTGCGCGCGGTACGCTGCCGCCCTGCCGGAGACATGCCCGACAGAATGGTCGCAAATACCTCGTCAAGCTGGCTGAAGAGTGCGTCGTTATTGCTCATACCAGCTCGCCTCCGGATTCCGGATCAAAGACCATTTCCCACTCGCCGCCGTTGAAACGCGGGCGCGACTCGGCCAGATGCTCCGCCTTCGGCGCGCCATTGCTGTTTGTTACCATGACGCGCTCCCATACCGGCACCTTAAACAGAATGTCGGCGACGTCGTCATTGACGATATCGGCGTCAAATTCCACCTTGCGGTTATTATCGGGATTCAGCAGCAGGTCTGGCTGCTGCTGCCATGCCCACGCCAGCAGCGGCAGCATGAGATCATCAATCTGGCCGGGAAAATCCACCACCAGTACCTGAATGGTGTAGTGGTACATGAACGACGCTTCGCCGGTCGCCTCGATCTGGATGTGCCCCTTCTCCACCCACACAATGAACAGCTCCGGGTTCGCCTTACACCACGTATTGTTCCTTGTCAGGGCGTCGCGCATCAGTTCAGCTTTTTTCACTTTATCCCCCTGGCAATGCGTCGTAATTCCAGTTCACGAATACCCGCCTTGTCGGCGTTACAGGTATCCAGCGCGTCAAGTAATGAATCTGTCCAGATGGCGAGCCCGCCCCACGTCATCGGCCTGGCCGGTGGTGACGGGACGTCAGTTTTTGCCGTCAGGCTTTCGGGCAAGGGCTCCTGAATAATCTGCGGCGGCGACTTCTTCAGCTCGCCGGTACAGGCTGTCAGCGCCAGCAGCAGGCAAAGGATCAACGGCGCAGCCGTTACCGGCCAGTGCGGTTTTGATGTTTTCACGTCGGTGCTCTCCCGTTGCGTTGCGCTGCTGGTTTAGCTTCTTCATCCCGGCCTCAACCTGATTGACGTCCTGGCGTAGCGCCCTGACCTCGGTCAGCACATCGCCGGTCTGTTTCAGCTGTCCCTTGGTACTGGTCAGCGATTGCTCTGCCTGTTCGCGTTTATGGCTTTGCCAGGCAAACCCACTGACGGCGGCGATCAGCAGGGCAAACATCACGATGGCAAGAATGGCTATCGCTTTCATTTCGCCCCCTTCAGCGCAGGGTCAGACAAGCACCACGCCTGAAAATCTGTCCGGCGGTTAACCAGTCCCTGCGAGCGCTTGCCGGCAGAGTTCACAAAGTCCGTCAGCCGTTCGCAGACGCCCTTCCAGTTGCCCGCCTGCGCGTGGCGCCAGAGGGTGGTTCGCACCTTCTGACCATCTTTGGTGGTGTACCAACCGAGCCCGGTGCAGCCCACGTTAAAGTTGGCGTCAGTCATGCTTTCGAAAACCTTCTGTGGGGCAGCGGTGCCGTTAAACTGGCGGTTGGTGCATTTTTCGGCGCGCATCAAATCGTTAACCCAGCGCTCGGCGATCTCGCCCTCGGCATACTGGCGGGTCTCCACCTTTGAGGTGGAGCCGATCCCCACCGTCAGCACGCCTGCGGGGCAGTAGTACGGGGTCTTACGGCAGTCCTCGTACTTCGCCATCTTCAGCTGTGCTTCCGGGCTGGTTCGCAGCGCCTGCGGCCACAGAGTGGCGGCCAGCGAGATGATCGCGGCAGTTGAGCAGGCAATAATGCGCTTCTTCATCGCTGCGCCCCCCGAATGCTACGGATCAGTTCTTTTACGTCCTGACGGTTCTCGGTGTCGTCGCGGATGGCGTCGATCAGTTCGTTCAGCAGCGTGTTGTTGGTCTCCTGAATACGTGCCATACGGCGGCGATGCAGTTCGCCAAGTACGGCGGCAGCGATACCAATCAGCACGCCAATGGCGGCCAGCCAGTCCTTTTGCGTCATGACGCCGATGCTGGTCAGCAGCGTTGACCATGAGTACGTCACGCCATTCCAGATGCGGTTAATCAGGTCCATAGCTGTACGGTCTCCTGTGTCGCGGTGCTGCTGATTTCCGGCAGCTCCACCACCTGGCCGGCGTCGAGAAAGAGCTGACCAGCCAGCGCTTTGTTGGCGGCGAGGACTACCTCAGTCACGCCCTGCGTGGTGCCGTAGTGCCGCTGACATAACAGGTCTACCGTGTCGCCCTGCAACGCTTTGACTTTCATCAGAACGCCTCCGCAGTGTTGCGCACAGCGCCGCGAATGTCGGAGATCGCCCAGCGTGCATCACGCCACATATCATCGGCTTGCGACGCCAGCGCAACGGCGCGTTTTTCGCCAGCATCGCCAGTGGTGTCCACGTCCCGGTTAGTGCCGAGAATGTGCGCACGTGCAATGCTGAATACCGCGCGGCGATAGCGATGCACCTTCACGCTCTCGCTGTTAACCCTGACCGCCGGGACGTCGGCCAGCTGGGTATAACCTGCTGCGAGCTGGGCTGCCTGCCAGTCAGCGAGCTGATCGAGGGTGTGGGATACACCCTCGATCACAGCCTGTTTCAGGCGCGAGGTGGTCACCGCGCCATTGATGCGCATTTCCATGCGCACATCGCTCAGGGCGATTTCCGGCCAGAACGACCCGGCGGTGACTTTCTCGCCACCGTCGTCAGTGTCCGGCACATCCTCCGCAGAGGGGATAACAGTGCGACCGGCTACAAGGCTCATCGCGTCGTCTCCTGAATAGGTGGCGGTGGGCGAGCGGAGAAAAGAAAACGCCATGCGTTGCAGATCTCCGCCCGCGCCGCCAGCACACGGGGCGCAAGTCGGTTATTTTTTGGCAGCAGGCGCTTTTTTCGCTGTTGTTTTGCGCACTGCCGGCTTACGGGTTGTGCTTTTGCGGGTGGTTTTGGTCGCTGTGACGCTGTCCACTACCGCTGGTTCTGACGATGCTTCAGCGTCGCCTACACCTGCGTCGTCCGCTGCGGTATCTCCGGCCATGTCGCCGCTACCTTCGGCGCCATCCGTGCCAGTGCTGTCGGTGTTATCGCCACCATCCGTGCCGGCCGCCGCTGCGGCGGCTTTTTTCACCACGCGAGCCAGCCGGTCGATCTCTTTTTTCACCCCTGCGCCCGCATCCAGCGTCAGCGCCTGGCGCAGCAGCTCCAGAGCGGTGCCCTGCTCTTCGGTTGTGCCGTTACGCAGCGCAAAGGCGCGTACTTTGCAGAGCTTGGCGCGCACCACGTCTGGCATGTCTCTGTCAGAGGTAAAGTCCGCGACGTCATCGAGCACCGCCAGATACGGCGTGACGTCGGTCGCATCGTCCGCTTTGACCTGTACCAGAATCGGATCGCAAATCTCATCGACCAGAACGGTTGCGGCGGTGCGGTTGAACCGATCAGGCATCAGCAGACCGTGTGTAACGACATAGCGACCAATGCGGGCGGCCAGCGCGTAATCACCGGCATCAATCGCCCACACCATCAGGGTGACAATCACCTCATCCTGTCGGCCACTGTCGCCGTCGAGCGTGCCTTCGATCCAGCCCTCGTAATGCGGCAACAGCTGGCGTTTCATCGCCGCTTTCGCCTGGCCAGACTGCACTCGCTTTAATGCACTCTGATCCATGCGCAGCCGGTGCATGATCTGCTCATGCGCCGTGCGGGCTGTATCCGACTGCTCGTCGGTTTTGCCATGACGCTCGGCCATGACCTTCTGAAAATGTTTTTGTGCCGGTGTCAGCATTGCCTTATCCCCGAATAACGGCGGGCCGGGGCCCGCCCTGTGCGTGATTACTGCCCGCCTGCCGGCGCTTCGGCAAAGGTGATGCCGTCAATAAAGGCCACGGCGCCGTAATCTTCAACAATGAAGTCATCGTTCGAGGACTGGTACGTTGCCACGCGGTTGTATTCCGGCTCCTCTTTGATCGTCCGGCGCAGCCCACCGCGCTGGTAGTAGATCGAGAGGTTTTTAAACGGCGTGATGAGGATGGCGTTACCCGGCATGTAAGGCGCGATGAAGGTCGGCATATTGCCTACGCGCTCCTGTGCAACAATCAGCTGACCGGCCAGCATTTCGGTGTTCGGGTTGGTCTGGCTCATGGCGTTGATGGTCGGGAAATTGCTGGTTGTCAGCAGATCGCCGGACAAAATCACCACGTTGTCAGGGTTGCGCTTGTGCCACTCGTCCATGAGGCTGTTTTTGGCGTCATAGACCGCGGCCGCTACGTTGCCGTAGGTGCCCTCGGCGACAATGGTGTTGTTCTGATTGCGGGAAGTGATCGTCACACCGGTAATGCGACGGTGCGCCGCTTCGTTGCGGATTTTTTGCAGCCAGCCAATACCGCAGTCCTGCAATAGTGGATTCGCCCCGCGGTCTGACGGGTCGGCGTAGCTGGTACCGTTAAAGCCGATCATGATGCGGTCTAGCGACATCTGACGGGCCATCGCAGAGCTAATCAGCGGCTGGAAGTTCGGTTGATGCGCCCAGGCATCCATTTGCGCGTAGCTGACGGCGTAGTCGTAGTTGGTTTTACGGCACAGATAGCTGTACGGATCCATCTTGTCGTTAGCGCCGGGATTGCGACGGTTGGTGGTGCTGTTGTTGACGCCCGCCAGCGGGCCTTTGCTGCCGATCAGGATTTTCTGGCCGATCTGCTCTTCAACACCAAAGACGTTAATCAATTTCAGAAAAGCATCATCCTGCTGCGCGGCCGCTTCAAGGCGCTGCTGCACAGCTGGATCAACGCTGAATTGCGCTGCGACGGCGGCGGCGGTGACGCCGTTCAGCTGCGCCTGACGGGCAACGTAGCCGTCAAAGTGCCTGCGGGTGGAGTTTCTCATGTGCGGGTTCTCTCGTTATGGATATCAGTAGTCAGCGAGCTGCGCGTTAGCGCCGCCATTCGCTGGCTGGCGCTGACTGAAGTTGCCGTCCGTCCCTTCAAGCTGCTGACGCAGAGCGGCAAGGTCGGTGGTCAGCTTCTGGATGGTGGCCTTGTCCTGCTGGCGCTCCTGTTCGGCAGTGTTAAACCGATCAAGCTGTTCAGACTGCGACTGAGCCACGGCCTCAACGGCCTGATGTACCTGACCGAAGCGCTGATCGTCGGTTTTCTGGCCCTTGCCGAGAATACCCATGACCCGGTTAAACCACTGCTTACCCTCATCGCTGCGCTGGGCGGTCAACTCGATCACTTCGGCCTCCAGAGCCTCGGTAAACATTGGCGTCTCACCCTGCTGGTTGTTGAATGCCATCACCGATGCGCGTTGCTGTGCGGCAAACTTCAGACGATCGGTACCTAAGCTCGCCGGGGTGTCGGTCATTGCCAGTCCTACGACATAGGCTTTACCGTTGAGAGCGAACTGCGGGTGCAGCTCAATGCTGGAATAGACCTTCTGGCCTTTGTTAGTCATCTGCACCATGCGATCAGATGGTTCGATCTCAGCATAAAGTGCCGTACGCCCGGCTAGCGGGCCGTCGGTAATATCTTCTGTGCTGAGCGCCACTACATCGCCCATTGCGCCAAAATCGCTACCCGGAAACATAGAGAGGTAGTGCTCAATGTTGACGCGTGCGCCATACACCTCCTGGCTGTAATTCGCCGCCGCATCGCGGAGGTGTTGCGGCTGAATTTCGCGGCCATCCACGGTATTCCCGGAGACGGCAACGCGAAACTTCTTACGGGGTTTAGCTGTGCCTGCCATGTTCGTTTACTCGCTGGTTTTTGAGTTCCCGGAGATGATGGCAGGGGCTGGCGCACGCGCTCAACGCGTTGTTGTTGTGAGGGGATCGGCACAACCAAAAGCGGGCGAAAGCACCCGCGCGCGCGGGTTAATCTCCCCGGCAGGAAGCGAGGAGGATTAATGGCAACTGAAGAAGCATTCATCATGCTGCGGGCACGGCAGCTCTACTGGCAGGGGTACCCCCGGCGGAGATCGCGCGCCTGATGGGTATCAATCAGAATACGATTTACTCATGGAAAAAACGTGACGAATGGGACACCACCCCACCGATCCAGCGCGTTACGACGTCCATTGATGCACGACTGATCCAGCTCACCAGTAAGAACACAAAAACCGGTGGCGACTTCAAGGAAATTGACCTGCTGACGCGACAGCTCAAGAAGCTGGACAACGGAACGCCAGCGACGCAACCGAAGAAGAAGATCCGCAAGAAACAGAACTTCTTCTCAGAGGCGCAGATCTCCGCGCTGCGGGCCAACATTATCGACTCACTGCACTGGCATCAGAAAACCTGGTATGAGAACCATCACCACCGCAACCGGGCCATTCTGAAGAGCCGACAGGTCGGCGCAACATGGTACTTTGCCCGTGAGGCGCTGTTGCGTGCGCTGTCTGACGATGTGAAGTACAAGCATCAGCTCAACCAGATATTTCTGTCTGCCAGCCGCCGCCAGGCGTACCAGTTCCGTAGCTTTATTCGTGCCGCTGCTGCTGAAGTTGATGTTGAGCTGAAAGGCGGGGATATGATCCAGTTGTTCAACGGCGCGGAGCTGCATTTTCTCGGCACGTCGGCTGCAACGGCGCAGTCATATACCGGCAATCTGTACTTTGACGAATTTTTCTGGGTCGGGCAGTTTGCCAACCTGAAGAAAGTAGCTGGCGCGATGGCAACACTGAAGGGTCTGACGCGTACCTACTTCTCAACACCGTCAGCAGAAAGTCACGAAGCCTACCCTTTCTGGTCGGGTGAAGCCTTCAACAAAGGCCGCAGCCACGGCAAGCGCGTGGAGTTCGACACGTCCTGGAAGACGCTGAACAGTGGGTTGATGTGCCCGGATAAAATCTGGCGCCAGATCGTCACGTTGCAGGATGCGGTCGATAACGGATGGGATCTCACTGACATTGACGAAATTCGGGAGGAAAACAGCCCGGAAGAGTACGACAACCTCTACGCTTGCACCTTCATCAAGAACGGCGAAACCGCCTTTGACTACAACATGTTGCTGAGCTGCGGCGCGGACGGCTATGACGAGTGGCCGGACTGGAAACCTTATGCCATGCGGCCAATGGCCGACCGCCCGGTGTGGATTGGCTACGACCCCAACGGGGCCAGCGGTAAGGGCGACAGCGGGGCCATCTCTGTTAACGCGGCGCCACTGATCCCCGGCGGCAAGTTCCGCACGATTGAAACCATTCGTGTGCGCGGCATGGAGTTTGAGGCGCAGGCCGCCATGATCATCAGCATGCTCACGCGTTACAACGTGCAGCACATCGGTATCGACGGCAGCGGCATTGGCGAGGCTGTGTACCAGCTCGTGAAGAAACGCTTCCCGGCGGCAGTATGTTACCAGTTCTCGCCCGCCAGCAAGCGCATGCTGGTACTGAAAATGCTGCAACTGATTCGCGCTGGCCGCTGGGAATATGACCGGGGTGAATATGATTTGATCACTGCCTTCTGTGCCGTGCGCAAGGTTGTCACACCCGGTGGCGTTATCACTTACGACACCGACCGCGCCCGTGGCGTGAGTCACGGCGACCTTGCCTGGGCAACCATGCTCGCCACTGTTAACGAGCCGCTGGGTCAGGAAGGCGGCAACACTATGACTGTTATGGAGTACTGATGAGCAGACGAAAATCCCCGCGCGGCAGGCAGTATGCCAGAGAGCAAGCCGACCTCGCCGACGCGCTGAAGTCAGCCCCCGGCCTGAGCGCGTTCACGTTCGACGGCCCGTGGCCGGTGACCGGTGCTCATGACCTGCTGGATAACATGTACTGCGCCAACAACGGCCGGTACTACGAGACGCCGATCAGCTGGTACGGGCTGGCCCGCCAGTTCGGGTATGCGAGCTGGCACCAGTCGGCGCTGTTCTTCAAGCGCAACGTGCTGGCCGGATGCTTTATCCCGCATAAATTGTTATCGCGCCAGGCATTCAGCGCCTTTGCGCTCGACTGGTTTGTGTTCGGTAATGCGTACCTTGAGATGCGTCGTAACCGCCTGTATGGGCCAATGGGCTTTCGTAACTCACTGGCAAAGTACACCCGGCGCGGTTCCGATCTCGACACCTACTGGTTTATTCAGTCGGGGCTTGATGATCACCAGTTCGAAACCGGTTCGGTGTGCCATGTTATCAACCCGGATATTCACCAGGAGATCTACGGCATGCCGGAGTATTTCGCGGGGTTGTTGTCGGCTAACCTGGCCCACTCTGCCGACAAGTTCCGCAAGCTCTACTACGACAACGGATCGCATGCCGGTTGTATTGTCTACGTCAGCAGCGCGGTGGCTGACGGGGAAAGCCTGGAGAACCTGAAGAAGACATTGACCGATACCCGACGCGGCGGGGCATTTAAAAACATCCTGCTGAGTGCACCCGGTGTCGGCAAAGACGCCGTGCAGATCCTGCCCTTCAGTCAGATATCGGCGAAGGATGAGTTTGTCGGCGTGAAGTCCTCCACGCGTGATGACATGCTCGCGGCTCACCGCGTGCCACCGCAACTGATGGGCGCCATCCCGGAAGGCAACGGATCGTTCGGCGACATCGAGAAGGCGGCGCGAGTATTCGCGGTCAACGAACTGACGCCGGTGATGGAAGCGATGAAACATGTTAACGACTGGCTCGGTGAAGAGGTGATCCGCTTCACCCCTTACGCCCTGCTGGATATCCCGAAGTAGTCTGAAGGTACCGCGCCGCTATTCCCGGCGGTGTGGTACCGATCTGCAGCACCACCCTTCCCGGCCATGTCGGCCAACCTGCAACACCTCAATGTCATATCCCCAACCAGACGCAGCCAGCTCCATTCTGGCGGGCTTTTGCCTGCGCGCTCGCCGGATGCACCGCGAAAGTGCGCGCCCGGCAGACGGCTTTTGGCGAGGTATGCCGACCCCTTCCCTACCCCCAAAGCGCGCGCTTGCTCCCCCGCCTCGCCTGCGCGCTAAACATGCGTCTTTTTGTGCACTTTATGCAGACCGATCAGGCCCCGCCAGCGCTGACACTGCGGGGCAAAAAAGAGGCTTCAAATATTGTGCAAATTTGTGCAATTCTGCGCAGCCTCTCTAAATTTACTATAAAGGTCCTATAAACTAACAAACATACTTTCTTATTGAACATCCCTATCATCAATTTTAATAATCATGAAAATTTTATATCTTTAATTTTGTCCCATAGATTGTAAAGTTTCATCGAAACATCCGCTATTTTTTCAGTTGAACTAAGATACGTTGAGAGTTTTAAGTGCTTAATTTTTTCAAACCAACCTTCTTTACTTGTGCTGGACATTTCCTTGTAAAACTCTTCTTTTATATGTTCAGGAGCCCTTTCAAAGGCGGCTTCTAATTCCGGGTCATTCTCTTTCTCAAAGTACAGATGCACTACTTTGTTAACACTATCAAAACTCCCATTAGCAATATTAACTTCAACAGGTTGTGACGAGGCGATAACTTCACCGACATTTTTTGCACTGATCTTACCAATATTTATCTTGCTAGAACCCATTTTTTCATCTCCATTACTTTGTAGAACAATACCTTCTCTTAAATTTGACAAGCTGCCTTCTTCAACAACAATCTCAATATCACCACCCGCGTTAATAAACCCCCCGCAATTATGTATCTGAGCTTCTTTAATTATAAAAACTCTTTTCCTTCTAGGGTCATCTTTATCTAAAGTTTCCAACCACCTCTCAATTTTTATGTTTTCTTGAATAAAGGCACACTCATTTAGTAAATCATCTATTGTTTTTTTATTCACATAACCCCACAACTCATCCAAACCAGACATTATAAATAACGATCTGTAGTAGGGCCCCTTATAGAGCATATGAATATATTTTGATAACTCTCTAGGCTTGGTTTTCAGAGAAATCACTCCTTAATCATTGTAGATAATATACAACTTTCATCAAAAACTCCCCTTCAACATCCTGTTACCATTTTATTCTTAATTTTACAACCCACCATTTATGGTTGGTTATTAACTATCATTTAGCTCACAAATGATGATATCCCCAGTCGGGGAGATAAATAATAACAAAAAAAACATATAGCTCAGTCATCTAATGATTTTTCAGACCTCCCTATTCAATTGCGTAGCATCTGTTTTCTTCTTAAAACCGATTTCCATCGGTTAACTAAAGTCCATACTTTGAAGTATTCAGTTGTTAGCTTATTTTTATCACCCGCTAGCCACGCTTTCACCTCATGCAACCTCCCATTATTCGCTTCAAGCAGTCCGCCGCTGTAGCGAACGCGAGCACCGCCAGCGACTGATCGCACAATTTCATCACTGACGAAAATCCGGCAATCTCGGAGCTGCGCGCCGATGCTGGCTATCATCTCTTTGGAGATGCCGTGTTTTTGCGTCGCTTCTTTTTGCTGCGCCTGACGCAATGCGGCCTCTGCTTTTTTCTTCTGATACTCCGCAACCGCCGCCGCGTAGTTATCTGCGCGCCGTTCCGCCTCGATCCGCAGTTGCTCGCGCCAGCGTTGCTCGGCCTCTTCTGCCGTCAGGCTCATATCTTTCGCGGCGGTGACTTTTGGCCCCCATGTCAGTGCGGTTTCGTCATCAATCGACGTGCGCAGGCCGCGCGCGTTATGCGTGAATGCCTGATCTGAGTTTTCCCGGGCGGATTTTCTGAGGCGGCTTGTGATCTCCTGCCTTTGCTGGCGTGAATATCGCCTCAAAACATCGATATTCAGCGGAAGTTCTGTCACTGAACTGTCGTCTGGAGCGGTTTTATCAGCTGGCACTGCCATCTCTGACGGTGGTTTTTCGTCCGATCCGGCGGGCTCCGTACAGTTATTGACAGAACTCCGAGGGGCCGCTGCGCGGCCTTCTAAGGTCAAAACCGCCACCGGCGCGGGCTTGCGCTTCGGCACAATTTTGTAATCGGTGGTGCGGGTGAAAATGACCGACTCACGGATGGTGAGAGGGCAATAGACGCCGGTTATTTTGGCGACCGTGTCACCATAATCGTTGCCCTCTTCGGTATATTCGTAACTGACGCGAACGCGCAGGCAGTCGCGGGACACCAACGGGCCGCCCTGAGCGTGGTTGTACCCCGGCCAGTCCGACGCGTCAGCGGCTGCGCGCGCCTCCTCGATCTCAGGATGCAGAACCAGCTCGCGATTACCTAACCGGCGCAGTTCGCGCCATGTAGTCACTGGAGCGCCGCCGATCTGTTGAAACTGGCGGATATTCCAGCGCGACGCCCACGCGCGCACGCGCTTCGCCATCTCTTTGACGGGCTGGCCGGATTCGTAGTCTAACTCGCCATCCATGCCGTAACCGTCAATATTTTTAGAGATGTACTTCGCGATATAGCCCGTTGCCGAGCCAAATTTTTCATCAATCGGTGTAACGGTAAAGCGGTGCTCCTGCGCGCCCGGCTCGTAGCCGTCCTCTTTCAGTGCATGCTTGCGGAAAACAGCCGTTGCAAACTCCACCTCTTCCGGGCGGAGAAACAGCAACAGATGCCAGTGTGGCGTTCCGTCATGGTGCGGTTCAGCAACGCGAAAACCGAATGCGCGGATCCCCTCGCGGCCCCATTTTGCACGGACGCGCGCCCAGACTTTGCATAAGTATTTCTGCGTTTGTCGCGGGCTGGCATCACGATATTTGTCATTGCGCTTGCCCGATTTTACGTGTGAAGAGTGATAGCGAGACGGTGCTGTTAGCGTGTAGAACATGCCAACCAGGCCCATTTCTTTTGCCATATCCTCAAAACCGCGCATGCGCACCATCAGCTCGGCGCGGGCGTTTTTAGGGTTGGACGTACTCCCCATGACCTTATCAAGCAGCGAGGTACGCTCGCCGGTGTCCTGGTCTTCCAGTTCCATCGCCTGAAGGTATTCAAAGTTCGCTTTTTTCTGGGCTATCCACTCTTTGAAGCACGGATCAGAACAATACGGCGAGGCTACCTTACTGACATAGCCAGCGGCGATCATGAGGTGCTCGCGCCAGCAGTCATGGATCCGGCGGATTTTACCTAACCACCACTTTTCTGACTGAAGGCGCGCAACGGCACGCAGCGCCTCTTCGGCCTCCAGCGTCTCTTCGCAATACCGGCTCCAGCCAGGGATCGCAATATTGAGCGCTGTCGCTTTACTGGCGATAAATCCGTATGCGTAAAGCGTGGAAAACTCAACATCAGCGGTTTTCTCATACTGAAAATCAAACTCGCGCATAAACTCGCTTTTCATCAGGTTGGCGAGCTTATAAGCCAGTCGTTTCAGGCGTTTTTTGTCCGCCCAAGGCAGCAGGTGAAAATCATCACGGAGGGGCGCAAGGATCGCCGGGAGCGCGGCCTGCGGTAGGTATTGTGCGTTTACCGCATCGACACGGCGTAAGACATGGCGTTCAAACGTACTGAACAGCCAGCGCGCGGCCTCTTTTGGGTCGTGACGCTCCAGCGATTCCAAGCGCAGAGAGAACCGCTTGCGGATAAACGCCGGTAGAGTCTGAACCCGGCGGCGCAGGTAGTGGGCGCGTCCCTTGCGGTCGAATGCTTCACGCGCGGCACCTTCGCGCGGGCGCATGGGGGTGCGATAAACGGTATCGACCAAATCCGCATAGGCGAGCGTCTTCCGCTCGCCTTTCGGGGTGAGATACTCAATTTGAGGATCTGAGACGTGGTTGGGGTTGATAGCCTGCCGTTTGGCGTTCCATTCCCAAACTAAGGAGGAATAGTCAGACATGATCTGCCTTTTCTGGCTCGCCATGTGCGGCAAACTTTCTTGCCCTCAAACGCAGCAGATGGTTAGTATTGCCAACGCATACAGCAAAAAAGGGATAAAAATGAAAGATAAATATGTAGAAGGAAAAGTGAAGTCCTCCATTGATGAGAAAATCTCCGAAGTAGTCCGCAAAGCGAAGGATGCTGAACTTGGTGGCATGCCGATGCTGACAGCGATTCAAAATGAAGCTGGTGATATTTACCGCGTCATTACTGTTGATGGTCTTGGCGCATACCTGGCTCTCGTTCAAGGCATTGCTAAGCTTGGGCTGACTGATCTTCATGCAGATAACCTTAATCCTGGAAAATACGATTCATTGTTCGTTTTCAAGCAATAAGCTCTGGCGGCAAAATGCCGCCTTTTGTTGCTTTTTTGACTTGTATTTATTGACATATTTCCATGCATCAACCTGTTCCAGCAGCCGATTCATTAGCTCATTTCCTTTGAGTTGATACTTCTCTTCGTACAAAGCCATTTAGTTTTCTCCTTTGATTTCACTACATTTTTATAAGAGACCACAGCGCATCCCAGACCACAGAGCCAACACGAAAGGCGAGATAGCACATCGGGATCCAGAACAACAGCGAGCAAAGCGCACAGCAGATCACAAGGTTTCGCCAGAACCGGCGGTAATTGGTTTCTTCGTTCATTTGCGGATCCTCAGATCGTTACCGTGTCGCCTGGTTGAACCAGGCGGGCTTCTTTTTCGCTATCGCGGATGATGGTTGTGTTGCTGTATCTGCCCCAGCTCAACACCTCCACCTCGACGATCCAGAAATGGCGATATGGACGAACGTCCAAAACTCGCGTCACAACGGCATCAAGCGTGTTCATCAGATGGCTCCCCGTTATCGAATCCGGCGGCCAGGTCAAACCCGATCCATATCGCCGCCGGCCGCAGATTTTCAATGGTGCTCGTCCAAGCTCCACATGCGCCAGAGTTGCGACCCACATCGCCGCGAAGAACGCCGATCACTTCAACGGCCATATCGCGGCTTTTGGCGCTGACAGAGCGGCGAACGCTGAAGGCGTGGAGATTGAAAGCGGAGTAGATCTCGCGGGTTTCCGGGGTGTCGCTGTTGGATATCACCGCGCGGGTGCCGTGCTGGCGATGAGCATCGAGCAGGGTTGCAACCAGGTCGCGGTGATCGTCCAGGGTAAATGGCTTGCCGTAGGCAGTGAAGTTGGCTGTCTTGCTGGCTGGAATATAGGGTGGGTCGCAGTAAATAACCGCGTCATATGCCAGCTGCATAACGTAAGGGATGGTGTGACGAAAATCGCCATCAATGAAAACGGCTTTTGTGTCGTTGGCCTTTTCGGCAAAGCGGCGCATCTCGTCAGTCGGAAAGTAAGGTGCGCCATATTTCCCGAACGGGACGTTATGATCACCCATCTGATTGACGCGATATATCCCGTTAAAGCAATGTCGGTTCAGATACAGAAACAAAGCGGCATAAAGTAAAGCAGTATCAGCCTTGCCCGTATCGCTCCACTGCATGGAGTTAAATAGCGCACGGCGCTTGTAATATTGCTCTTCGTTATTGCCACCCAGGAACATTCCGCGAGCGGTATCAATCAGTCGCTCGGTGTTGGAAGTCAGCACACGAAAGAAATTGATCAGCGCGCGATTGCTATCGCAGAGGATGTAACGGCGGTATTCCGTGTTCATAAACACGGTACCGCTGCCAACGAACGGCTCGATTAAACAATCGGCTTTCGGCAGTTGCATCAGCAGCTGCGGCATGACGCGGCTTTTGCCGCCAGCCCATTTGATAGGTGATTTAGTCATTGCGCGCCTCACAATGATTCGAGGTGCGGGGAGGTCAGGCGCTGCCAGATCTCGCAAACCTGCTCGGCCTGATAGATGGCGTCGGTTAAGGCGTTGTGTGCAACTGAGCGGCGCGGGTGTGGGGCGTAACCGATAACACCGGCCACGGTGAGTAGTGATCGGAAGCAGCACTCATTCCAGAAATGCCACGGCAGCATGGGAACGCCTTCGAGCGATGAACGCTCAAAGGCAGATTTGAGGATCGGAAAATCAAATGAGCCACCCTTGCACCATACCTTCAGATTTTTTTTCGTGGTCTCCCCGGGGAATGCGCCTTCAATGAATCTGGCGAAATCCAGCATCACCTCAATTTCATGTGACTTCGCGCTTACCAGCTCGCTAATAGGTTCCTTGTCCTGTTTAAGCCACCACATCACCGTGTCGGCGCTGATATGGGCGCCGCGATTCTGAGAGGTGCGCGGATCAATGGTCTGATAGAACGACGGGCCGGTTTTGCCGGTTGATGGTTCGAAGAAAACCGCGCCGATCGCGCAAATCACTGCATTCGGCTGGGTGCTGAGTGTTTCAATGTCGATCATTAAATGGTTCATTGTTTGCTTTCCTCGGTAATAGTTAATTCGCGGGCATCGACCCACCGTTCGATTGATTGATAAATCTCTTCCGGGGTGGCGCTTTCCTTTTTCAGCAGGCCGACATAAATACGCAGCAGGCCCAGCAGGTGAGCGCGTTCGTGTTTCCGTGCGTTGGTGCTTATTTCCACAAAATCCGGATCGCTTATTCCGCTTTCCAGCTTGATTGACTTAACCCCTATGCGACCTCCTGAAAAAGGCAAAACGAGTCCCCGGCAAAATGAATGCCGTTGTTTTTAATGCTGGTTAATTAGTGGTTAGAGCGAGGCTTTCGTTTAATTGACTTGAATATCCTCTCATGCCAGTAATACAGAAAATCAATAAATGTCATTCGCGCACGCTCATGATTACCGCGAATTGTTTTTTCCAGACCGTAAATAATTAAATCTATTGACGGACTGTCAGGGCTAACGGCAATACGCGCACCGTTTCTCAGGTGAACCGTAAATCCCTGTTCGGCGTTTTCTATCGCCTCACGGATCAGCATCTCCTGTTCCCATGATGTTTTCTCTTCGGTGAAGATACTCATACAGCAAGCCCTACAACTGCTGGTGACGGTACCTCACCATTCATGATGGCGCTAACGAACGGACGAAGCTCGCTGAGGGCGTCATCATCATTCATGCAGAAGGCTGTACCGTAAACGTGCTGGACGCCGCTAGCTAATACGCCATAATGCGACTCGCGGCCCTGTGGGTTGTTTTCCAGGTTGAAATAATAATCTTCCAGCATTTTATTAATCTGTTCAGCATAAAGGCGTTTCATTTCCCGTTCTCCTAATGATTAATAAAGTAGTGATTGGTGATAATACGGCCTATCGTTTTGCGCGCTTCAGATAATGCAAAGTCAATTCCGAAAGAATCACCATCTTTCATAATTTGATAACGCTTCTTGCCTACCCTGCGCGGTAATACGCGAATGGTGAAGCCGCAACAAATCCCGGCGTGCTTATTTATCCAGGTGACTTTAGGTAGATTATCGCAGTGGTTACCACGAATGCTTCCCGCGAACTTGCCATGCTGTGAGTGGTGTTTATTCATGTAGGCCCATCCTTAAATAATAAACACCTAGATAAACTTAAGCGTCAGCGCAACAGCGATCGCGCCGATACAGACGCCTGCAATCGCAGTGACCATGAGTACTATTCTTTCTTTCAAATAAGGATTCATACCGTAGCCCCGCCACCAAACATGTTTACGCCCATATCATTCGCCAGCTTATTGGCTTTCTTGATCCAACCTGCTCGCCAGTCCTGTCGCTCAGGGGGTAGTTTCGACGTAGCTTCATGAACCATCTCAAGCCATTCGTTCCACAGAATCAGAAGGCGGCGAGTACTGCCATCAGGGCCAAGTACTTCGCGCTCAGTGACCATCGGTAAAAGGCGGCGATCCATCATGTGGCGAACGGCTGACTCCGTTTTGCCAGTTCGACGAGAAAACTCATCAGCAGTGATCGGATCTGGAATCTTAAACAGCGCGCTCAAAACTGCATCTTTCATGTGATAATCTCCATGTTTGGGGTATTACTGCTTTTTTTACCCCTAAAACGGTGTTTGCATTTGAATTTTGGATCATACATTTGGAAAACGCAATATGAATTTGCCAATTAGTGAACGCCTCAAGCTCATGAGGGAAAGCGAGCGCATTACCAGCCGCAACGAAGCTGCTGAAATTATTGGAATTCCTCACAATGCGCTTTGGCGTTATGAGACTGGGGAATCAATACCAAAAGGCGACGTAATGATGAAAATTTTAAATACCCCGAGATTTGAAAAGTATGCCCTGTGGTTCATGACCGGAAAGATCGCCCCTGAATCCGGTCAGATCGCGCCGGCTCTCGCACACTTTGGGCAAGACGAAACAACGTCTCAGCCCTCAGACCAGAAAATTGGCTAAGCATTTTTCTTGCTTATCTCTATGAAAATCATCGCGTAACTATCTGTTACGGGGTGCCAGAAAATGTGTTTACCAGAGGTAACAGCTATGACCGTTAAGCTGCTCGATGGTGGACGCTATAAAGTGGATATTAGGCCGCGTGGAGCGACAGGACGTCGTATACAGCGGATTTTTAACAAGAAAGCTGATGCTGTTGCTTTTGAAAAATATGTCATCAGCAATATGCACGACAAAGACTGGCTGGATAAACCAACCGATCACAGGCGGCTAAGTGAGCTGCTTGATAGATGGTGGGAGCTGCACGGCCGAAGTCATAAGTACGGTGAGAAGCGCCAGCGCGAACTTAAGCGGGTAATTATTGATATGGGCAACCCTCGCCTTTCAAAAATCAATAAGGGGTTTATTGCTGAGTACAGAAGTCAGCGCCTTTATGAAGGGGTTAAGGCTTCCACTGTTAACCGCGACTTGAGTACGTTACGAGGCCTATTCCGTGTATTGACTGAAGCGGAAGATCTCCACGCAGAGAACCCACTAAAAGGGATCACAGATCTCAAGCAGGAAAGGCCAGAAATGTCCTATCTGAGTACTGAAGAGATCGAAAGGCTGCTTTCAGCTTTAAGTGGTGACGCCCGGCGCCTCACTGTTCTGTGCTTAAGCACCGGCGGCCGCTGGGGGGAATCGCTGAATATGCTGGCTCAGAACATGATGCATGGAAAAGTGACGTTTACCAAAACCAAAAACGGGATGGCCCGCACCGTCCCCATTTCTGGTGAGGTCATGAAATACGTCAAAACCAAAACCACCGGCAGACTCTTCGACGTTGACTATGTCGAATATCGCAAGGTGCTAAGGGAGGTAAAGCCAGATCTACCCAAGGGCCAAGCTACGCATGTTTTGCGTCATACCTTTGCGGCGCACTTCATGATTAATGGGGGGAATATCTTGACGTTAAATAAAATATTGGGACATTCGAAAATTGAGCAGACTATGACTTATGCGCATTTTTCACCCGACCACCTTAGCGACGCAATTCACCTGAATCCGCTTAGTGATGGTATCCACATTCCATCCACTAAAATGGTGAATAGCGGTTAA